GTGCCTATTGATATTCAAGATGCTACAAAGTTATTAGTAGAAGACATTAGGTGTGGCAAATTAGATTATTACAAGAGATATATTAGCAACTACAGCACTGATCAATTTAAAATTCAATATGACAAGAGAATGATTGAGGGTACTGGAAATATTATTGTAGACAAGATTTTGTCTAAATATGTTAATAATATTGTTCGTCCTGGAGTGTTGTAATGGAAGTATGTGAAGTAACAGACTTTCTGTATCCAATGAAGGCTGATATTTACTTTCCTATTCTTGCACAAGGTGGTTATGGTCAACCTACAAAAGACTGGGTATACGATAGAACAATTACTTGTAACGCTACCTCTGTAGGCGGATTAGGCTCAGAAGATATTAAGCCAGATAATTTTTTAAAGTATGAAAATAAACTTATTGCAAGAACAAAAGAAGACCCAAGACTTTCTTCAAATAACGCAAACAATGCAACCACAAACATACTTATAACTAACATTAGAGACGCATCCGATAGCATTATTTACAAAGAAACAGCAGGCGCAAGATCAGGCAAAGGAACAATATACGAAGTAGCAACAGTTGAACCTTTTACTGGTCCATTTGGATATACAGAGTATTATAAAATGGAGTAGTCATATTTTCAGAAACACTTCTTGATTGTCTAAATGTAGAATTTACGGAAAGCCCTAAATTACTAACGGTATAACCTAAATTAAATAGTCTTGCACTTGGACTACCAGTTTGATTCCATTCATAAACATGATGTAATGCTTTTGGATTTGCTCTGGCCTGAACATCAATATATTGCGCTAGTGCTTGAATAGTTCCTACCCCTAATTTATCAAAAAATATTTTTTTACCACGATTAACACCTTCTAAAAATCCAAGGGAATAATTAACAATATTATTCATTTGTTTAGTAAAGGATGTGGTGCTTGTTCTTGCTATCACTAGTCACCTACAGTCTGGTTTTCAGCCCTGCGCCACAACATTTTATAATACTCTGCATACCCAAATGGACCAGTAAACGGCTCAACCGTTGCTACTTCGTATATTGTTCCTCTGCCTGATCTTGCTCCCGCTGTTTCTTTATAAATAATGCTGTCAGATGCGTCTCTAATATTTGTTATAAGTATGTTTGTTGTTGCATTGTTTGCGTTGTTTGAAGAAAGCCTTGGGTCTTCTTTTGTTCTTGCAATAAGTTTATTTTCATACTTTAAGAAATTATCTGGTTTAATATCTTCTGAACCTAATCCACCTACAGATGTAGCGTTACAGGTAATTGTTCTATCGTATACCCAGTCTTTTGTAGGTTGACCATAGCCACCTTGTCCAAGAATAGGGAAGTAAATATCAGCCTTCATTGGATACAGAAAGTCTGTTACCTCACATATTTCCATTACAACACTCCAGGACGAACAATATTATTGACATATTTAGACAAAATTTTGTCTACAATAATATTTCCAGTACCCTCAATCATCCTCTTGTCGTATTCAATTTTAAATTGATCAGTGCTGTAGTTGGTAATGTATCTCTTATAGTAATCTAACTTGCCACATCTAATATCTTCAACTAATAATTTTGTAGCATCTTGAATATCAATAGGCACTACTTTATACCCTGTTTCTAATAATAATATAAGATCTATTCCTGTTGGAAATGCAACTCCAGGAGTTACAGTCATTGTGTTTCCGCTATCTTCTGTATCAAAAAGAGAAAAAGAATCTGATGAACCAATTGGAATTCTTGCTGGACGTCTTTCTGCTCTGTTTATAGCGCCTTCTGCTTGATTTGGATCTTTTGTAATAGCAGTCTTATCTTTAGTAATTACATATGTATAATCTGTTAATGCTGGACCTTCTTCATCGTATACGTTATATACCAATACAGTATTTTCATATACCTTCAATATTTTATGCACCCTTTTCCAAAGCGGAATATAATCTACTTCTTGCCCAACAATTTCAAAAAATTCACGTTCATAATAAAATCCACCAGTTATTGAATCAATAATTGATCTTGCTAAATTTTCATATTCTGTATATTTTGCAATTTCTGTTGCAGATGTTTGATTATTTGCTGCTGCTAAGAGTGTAGGACTTACGTATGGACGTTTTACTTCTAAATTATCTTCAACAACAATGTCTCCACGATCTGCTAAAACGATACCACTTTCCTCTAAGTCTTCATGAATTGTTAAAGCGTATGACTTATCATATTTAATAAAATCATCATCTAAAACATAAGTAACTTCTTTGCTAGCGTTTGATGTTCTGTAAGCAACAACTTCTGACTGTTCTGCAACGTCTTCAATCACTATGACATATTTAGCATTAGCATCTGGAACTGTGTATTTAACAGTTATTGGATATGGTGGTAGGCGAAGAATTGTTGACATTATGCTTTAGCGTAATAAGATGCTACTTCTTCAGGTGGTGCTATACGCACTAGCCTGTGAGTGAGCCACTTTTCCGATGCCTCCTTTGAAACTATGTTATACCCCACCTTTAGTGAACCTAAGTTATCCATATGAATATTTCTATCTGAATATAGTGCTATTTTATTTGTTAGATTTTTAGCCTTATCTGCTTCTTCTACAGTCTCTTCTGTTTTTTCTGGCGGAATCCAACTAGCCAAAATTTCTAAAATTTCAAGTTTTGTGTTTGCTTCAAACAACTCTATGTTATTTTTCTTTGCGTATGCTTTTAGTGCCATTACTGTTTTATCTTTTAATTGATCCATTGTTAGATTCATTTTTTTTCTCCCGTGTTCACTTGTAATTATACCATCAGAATGACAATAAGGAGGACGGTTATTATGCCGTCCTCCCTAGTACGTGATGATTATATTTTAGGAATCAGCACTATCTGAGTCAACATATGCGACTGCATCTAGTTCTTCCCAAGCAAGACCAAATCGTACGAATACTGTGTATTCAATTGTGTCTTTCTTTGGCTTGTATTCACGGTTTACAGTGATGTCTCTTTGGAAACCCCATACACGGTTAGCAGGGAATGTTAAATCAACATATCCTGCTGGGTAATAAGGAACTTCTAATACATCTACACCTAGTACACGAGTTGTACGTGCATTACCAAATGTTTGTGCATTACCATCCATGTAATCTTGGCGCATTGCTTGAGTGCTACCAGTGCGATCAGAGAACGCTGCTGAGATAGCATCTGCTAATGTACCGTTGTTACGAACAATACCAGCAAAAGCATCAGTACCTGCATAGAACTTAAGATTGCTCTTAAGTGCACGGTATTTACGAGGCATTGCTAATAGCAAACCTTGCATTACTGATGTTGTGAAGTTGTTGTCTGATACTGTTGCAGCATATTCGTGAGCAGCATTTCCTACTGTTCCACGAGTTTGCTTTACGAAACCAGACATGATGGACAAGAAGTCTCCTGTTGCTCCATCACCGTTGATAGCAAGATCTTCAATATCGTTACCGAATGCGTTGGTCATTAATCGTACTAGACGATCTTCCAATGCTCCGCCTTCAATATTGTCTTCAAGTGCTTCAGTTGCTACTTCCCAATCAAGACGAATCTTTTTTGTTGTTAGTTCAACTTTTGTAAATCTAGCGCCAGTGTTTGTGTAGTTTGGTGAGCCTTGTGATGCTGCACGAATTACACGCTCTCCGACGTTGACTTTTTCAATTTCCATGGTGTTTGCTCTCATGGTGACACGACGGCCATCTTTAGCAAGGACAGTTGCATCCCATACATAATCAATAAAGCGTTGTGCTTGTTCAGGACGTAGGATACCTCCTGCGTTACCAGTTGGGTTTACTGCGTTATCTCCAGTTGTTGAACCGAAGCCTGCAGTAGCAGTGTGACCAAGTTGTGAACCTACAGATGATCCTGCAGCATTCAGACCAGTAGCACTACCAACACCACCCGATACTAATGAGCCAGCAGAGTTAATTTCTGAGCCATCTCCTGCACCTGGATAGTTTTTTTCTATGTTTGTGTTTTGTTCCGACATTATTTTTCACCTCCTAGTGATTTTTTACCTTAGTTAAATAGGTCGGCATTTGTGAGGAAACGACCGCCCCATAGGGTTTTATGAATCACTTGTGGTGATTCCTGTACGATCTCGCCTAGATCGCCAGACTTGCGGAAAGCGGTATCTTGTTCTACAAGATCTACTCGCTTGCCAAACTCGTTAAAGTTGCTCTTAATATCTGCAACGGATTTTTCCACCACAGTCTCTACTTCAACTGCTGCTTTTGCAACAGAAGATTCTGCACTAGCGTCATCTGATTTAGCAAGAGCAAGTTCTTCAACTGCTGGTGCTTCTTCAGCGACTGCAGGGGTTTCTACTGCTTCTGCAACAATTGCTGTTGCTTCTGCTACTACCTCTGCTGCTTGTGCCTCTGGAGCAACCTCTGCATTTTCAACTACAGTTTCTGAAACTGTGTTTGTTGATTCTGTCATTAGATTTACCTCCTTAGTAATCTTAATTGTATTAATGCCTTTAGCACTATCAACTAAGAATTTTATTAGTTTTTCAGTATCTTTATCATTCTTTTCTATAAAACCAATGTTTTGCATTGCATTACCATTTACTGGACTTGTTGCAGAGTCAGAATCAGATACCATGACAATACCGTTTTCTGAGTCCCAAAATACATTTTCAATTTCTGTTTTTGATAGATATCCATCAACTACGTTTTGCCCATTAATTTTTTCAATAGAAACTATGTTTGCAAATTGATTTGCTGGATTATCTACAAGAGAGAGTTCTGACAATTCATAAGTTTTAATTACACGAATTGTCTTATCTATTTTCTCGTCGTAAGCGTCATCCCATTCTTTAATGTTTCCACCTATTGAAAAACCAGTATAGGTTCCATCTAAAACTTTTTCCCATGCATTCTGTGCACCTTTTGAAACGTAAGCAGAAACATAAACTCCGCTATAAAACTTTTTAGTACTTGGATCAAAATACTTATCTTCTTTAAAAGAAACAATTTTACCAACAGCACTTGGTTGATGCATTTCACGAAGGTTACCACGGAAATTCTTAAAAGCGTTTATACTAGACTCTGTTGTTACAATGTCATTTTGACGATCAACGTTGTCTAGGGTTGCAAAACCAGAGACCATACGGCGCTCAACATCTACTTTTCCAATGGGCATTGAAAGGCGAACACTGTCACCTTTAGTTTCCCAATGAGCCTTGTTTATTAACATAACGTTATAATTATAGCACCGCTTTGAAAGAATTTCTCAATTATTGAGACGATCTACCTTCACCTTGTGCATTACGTCCAGATATAGTAGTTGGCGAATCAGAATTGTTATTTGTTCGTTCTGCATCTCTTTGACGATTCCCTGCTAAATTTGCTCTAGCATCCGTTGCTTGTCTTGGAGACATAACAAATGGCGTGTCCCCATCCGCCCTTAGTGGCAAGTCTAACATTTCACGAGCCTCATTAGGAGTCATAACCTGAGTCTTTACATATCTTTCAAGAATTTGAGATTGTGCAATTTCATCAGTTAAGGTTAATTCGTTAAACCTAAGTTCAAGAATGTCTGTTTTTTCTCTTATGATCTTGTTTACAACTTTTTCCAGATGTCTTTGTGCTGGACGAGATACCTGTTCTTTAAATGTACGGTCTTGAGAAAGCGCTGCTGCAACGCCTCCAGAATCTGCACCACCTAGTTTTGAAATAGGAACTTGATGAGCAATTAAAATATCATCACGGTTTTGTTTGCGATACTCTTTAAATGATCCATCCTGGATACCGTTTTCAATTGGCTCCATTTTAAATTCAACTTTATTTCCTTCTGTGTCTCCAGGAAGCGGGATATAAAGTGTTCTATGGGACTGAGCCTTAAGTCCAGTCTGTAAAAATCTAAACATTTTATCTTCAGCATCACCTGAAAGTTTTGCACCCTTTAGGGTTACAACATATCTTGGGACAGCCTTATTTTCAAAGTAGTCAATATTATATTGAGAAGCAAGTTGATCTCCGATAAGAGATGGCATTGCTGCAATAATATCTGGAATACCATAAAATGTATTTAAAGGTGAGTATTCTTTTAAATGAATTATCTCATTAGGGCGTGGATCTGTACCCATAGGGTTTGCATTTTTTGCTCCAAAGTTTCTAAAGTAAACCACCTTTTGACCAATAATTTGTACAAACCCATCACGCAAGCGTCGTATACGAACAGTAGTTGCTGGAATGTGGCCAACATAGCCAATTTCTCCAGCAGTTGTTCTACCTACTTCAATAAAACCATTACCTGTTGCCTGAAGGTCTGTATAAACCTTTTCCATTGTTTTTGTAAAACTGTCATCATCATTTAAATTTTCTAACCAGTCACGTACTTGAATCTTGGCTCTTTCAATACGATTACGAGCACGGTCTACCGCACTTGCATCTTCATTCATTTCAAACCTTAACAGCGTTCTATCTGAAATATCAAAACGATATCCTAGGCCTACAACGTTTTCTACCTTAGCGTCAATAGCAGCATGGTTAGCAAATGATGTGTCATAGAA